CCCCAAGGGTATCAAGATGAACCATTACTTCACTGCGCCTCACGCGTGGTTTATTCGGACTAACTGCCCGAATGGTATGACGTTCTTCTGGCGTGACGAGCCGATGTTCGATCAGGACAACGACTTCGACACCAAAAACGCAAAGGCTGCAAGCTATATGCGTATGAGCGTTGGGTGTACTGACCCACGTGGTATCTATGGAAGCAATGGGCCGTAAGGTTTTGTTGTAAGTTAGCGCGGATTATTTAACCGTAATCCGCGCGAAATGGACTGGCAGTTCCAGTAAGTTTTTTGGTTGCAATGCAATCCCATTTAGGAGTTTTAAATGCCTTTTACTAATTTTCCTCACGGTTTCTCTAACGGTATCAGTGTTCGCGGTATGCCCATTCTGCAAACTCAACCGGGTCAAGTATACTGGGTTGATAACTCAGTTCAGCTCAATCCTCAAGCTCGCGCTGGCAGCGACGGTAATCGGGGTACTTACCTTGATCCGTTTGCTACGCTTAAGTTTGCACTTACGCAAACGACGCCCGGACGCGGAGATATTGTAGTTGTCGGTGCTGGGCATTTGGAAAGTATTTCATCTGCTACAACACTACTGCTTACTTCGTCTGACGTAGCTATTCTTGGCATGGGCAGCGGTGCTTCTCGTCCAACTTTCTTGTTCACCACCGCAGCTACAGCGAATATTCCAGTTACCGGCTCTGGCCTCAGCATTCAAAATTGCTTGTTTCTTTGCAATTTTGCAGATGTTGCTTCGGTGTTTACAGGCATCAGCGCAAGCGTTACGGCCTCGATTGCCTCGACTACAATGACTGTTACCGCGGTTGGCAGTGGTACGCTGTATCCTGGCGCAGCTATTATGGGAACTGGTATTATTCCAGGCACTAGAATCCAGTCGCAAACTTCCGGTACAACTGGTGGCATCGGCGTGTATGTAGTCAGTTTTGGACAGACCTTTGCATCGGGGACTATTACCACTGGCCCGCAGGACTTTTCAATTGACTCCTGCGAGTTCCGGGATATCAGTAGCGTTTTGAACTTTGTTAGTATTGTAACTAGTTCTGCAAGTGCCCAGGCAATGGCAGGGTTGTCATTTACTAACTGCGTTATTTCTAGTCTTGGAACTACCGCAGCTACAACGGCAATTAAGTTAACAACTGCTACGGATCGTGTAAAGATCGCAGATAACTTTGGTTGTTTTGCAATCTTGAACAACACGGCCTGTATGCTCGCAGCTGGTGCTAATAACATGACTAACTTTGAGTTTGCGCGTAACCACCTGGAGCGTCCAAACACCAGCTCAACTGGCGGATCGTTTATTTCGACTTCGGCAACTGGTTGGACTGGTCATGCGTATGATAACTATCTGTACCAGCTCGACGCAACCGCAGGTATTTGGATTCCAACCGGCACTGGTGGTGCGTTTGGTTTTACCAACAACTACAGTCCGATTACGGGCGCTGTCGACAGGTCTGCTTTGATCAATCCCGTCGCTGTTTAACTTTACTCGGGGGCTAATCACCCCCGTTAGGAGAATTTATGTATCCCATTACACAGCGACTTTCAGCGGCCGGTTACGCTCCCTGGGTTCCGATCAATCGGTTACAGACTAGTTTTAACTGTAACGTAAGTGCAATACTTTCAAGCGGCGCCGTGCTTACTTATTCTATCGAGTACAGTCTTGACAACGCGCAAGACCCAATGAATCTTACGCAACAGTTTACGCTGTCACGGACTACAACTACGTTGACTATTACAAAAACTGCGCATGGATTGAGTGTAGGTGACTGGGTTAAACTTTGGGGCAATGGTGGAGCTAATCTAGATGCTGAGTTTAATATAGCTTCTGTTGTTGATGCTAATAACGTAACAGTTGCAATTGCAAATTCAGGACTTAGTGCCGGTAACGGAGTGGGCTGGATGCAGACTTTGCGGGTCTTACCGCTGACTTCGCCGACTGGAAATACTATCAGTAGTTCTTACGGCTTGGATCACGCAGTAACTGCTGTGCGAATTAATGTCTCCGCCTGGACAAGCGGTACTGTTGACTTCCAAGTAATTCAAGGTCGGGGTTAATCTGCCATGACTGCGCCTAATCCTAACACTCCAATTGCTATTATCAGCGATGCGTACTTTGATGCGGGATTAACGCAGGAAGGGCAGTCTCCCAACTCCGAGCAGATTGTAACTGGGATGCGGAAGCTTACGGATATTATAAATCTGTGGCAGACGCAAGGGCTGAAGCTTTGGCTCAACGTAGATACAACTGTCCCCTTGGTTGCAGGGACGGGGACGTATACGTTCAGTCCAACTGGCACAGTTATCATGCCCAAGCCGCCTCGAGCAATTGATGCTTATTATATGGACTCCAACGGGATTCGCCGCCCGTTGATTCCGTTAAGCTGGAATGATTACATTCGCCTAAGCCAGGTTAATACAACGGGGCAAATTAACTCTTACTTTGTTAACAAAAAGCAGGAAGAGCTAAGTGTCTTTTTCTGGCTGATCCCCGATGCAACAGCTGCAACAGGCACTGCACACTTGCTGCTGCAAACGCAAGTTACAAATTTCATCTCCGTGATCGAGACTATGAACTTTCCAATCGAGTGGCGAATTGCGCTGCGGTGGGGACTTGCTGATGAGCTGGCGACGGGCCAGCCCCAATCAATCATGGATCGTTGCCAGCAGCGAGCTATCAGCTATCGGACTATGCTGGAAGACTGGGATGTGGAAGACGCACCGACTCGGTTTAGCCCGGATTCTCGTAATCAGTACTCTACAGGAAAGTTTCGTTAAATGGCACAAGCTGAAACAGTTGCGATTCCGAAGCGTTTGCCGCTGGTGCTGGAGGCAGCGAATCGGGATCACACGCCTTTTAAAGACGCGCGTCTAGTCAATGGGTATGTGGAGAAGAATGACAAGACTGATGAGCACTGGATTTTTAAGCGCCCGGGCTTGCTGCAAACAGGGGCAACAAAGGTCGGAAATGGCTACGGTGTATATAACTGGAACAACGACATATACTCAATCTTTGGCGCTACGCTGTATAAAAATGGAGCAAACATTGGTACAGTAAACGCAGCGGGGGGCGTGTATAGATTTTCTTCCAGCCTCGGCGCTACCCCACGGTTGCAGCTTGGCAATGCAGCAGCTTCGTATAACTGGGACGATACTACACTTACTCAGATTGCGGGGGGCAACTTTCCCGGTAATACTTACACGACTGCAGGGGCGCTTGCAGTTAAGGGATTTGTGTACCTAGACGGTACGACTTATGTGCTAGACACAACTTCTTACATCCACGGATGCGACGCTTTAAACGATCCTACCCTATGGACAGATCTTACAAACTTACTTGGTGCGCAGATTGAGCCAGACGAAGGTGTGTTTTTAGCCAAACAACTTGTTTACGTGCTGGCATTGAAATCATGGTCAACTGAAGTTTTCTACGATGCGCAAAATACTACTGCATCCCCTCTCGGCCCGGTGCAAGGGGCTAAAATAAACTACGGTTGCGTGAGTGCGGATTCGGTGCAGGAGATTGACGGAACTCTGCTCTGGATTGCTACGAATCGTTCTTCTGCGGCGCAGGTTATTTTAGTCGACAACCTTAAACCAACAATTGTATCAACCAAGCCGATTGAGCGGATACTTGGAGCGGCCAATTTTACCAACGTAGCATCCTTCGGCATTAAGTACGATGGACATAGATTTTATGGCATCACACTGAAAAATGACAACATCACGTTAGTCTATGATTTGACTGATAAAATGTGGGCACAATGGACAGATGAGAATGGAGATTATTTTAAGATTGTTTCATCTACTTATCTTGCCGGAACTGGTCGCATATTGCAGCATGAAACTAATGGTAAGTTGTATTTGTTTGATTCTGACTACACGTCTGATGCTGGCGCAGTCATTACAGTCGATTTGTACACGCCTAACTTTGACGGAGGTATGCGGCGGCGGAAGCAGATGACTATGATGGAATTCATCGGCGACCAGACGGTAGGGAGTACCTTGCAAGTGCGTGTGAATGATTCCGACTATGAAGATGGCAAATGGTCTAGTTTTCGCCTAGTCGACATGGGAGTACGCAAGCCGATCTTAGCCAACTGCGGCACCTTCATGCGGAGGACTACACAGATCCGCCACCAGTCTAACACTCGTATGCGCTTGCAAGCGATTGAGTTGCAACTGGACATAGGAACTCTCTGATGGCAACTAGCGTATTTCAGCCGCCGCCGACGTGGGCCTTGCCTGTGACAGTTGATGAGGTTTCCGGCAAAGCTGTGTTTAATCCGGTCTGGCTTCGCTGGTTTTTAGACCTGTCGCAGAATTTAGGTTCAGGCGGTGCGGGGTCGGTTTCGAGTGTAGCTGCTTTAACCCTCGGAACATCGGGGACTAACTTAAGTTCTACTGTAGCCAATCCAACGACTAATGCAGTTATTACATTAAACGTTCCGACTGCTTCGGCGACTAATCGTGGTGCTTTGAGTGCAGCGGATTGGACTACGTTTAATAACGCTTCGGGAACAGTGACCAGCGTAGGCGGCACAGGCACGGTCAATGGCATCACACTGACAGGCACGGTAACAACTGCTGGCAACTTGACGCTTGGCGGTGCGCTGAGTAATGTAAGTTTAACTACTCAGGTAACTGGTATCCTACCTATTGCTAACGGAGGTACTGGTACTTCTGTTGCCGGAGTTACTGCTGTAATCGTGACTGCCAAGCTAACCGCACTCGGCGCAGACGGTAGCATGACTTTTACTAACGGTTTACTTACTGCGCAGACTGCTGCAACTTAGGACTGACTATGGCATATGATAGTGATGGCTTTGGTAGTTACGGCGAAAACGCAGCGCCGGAGGGCAATCCAGCTCAGGGATTAAGTGCTGGTGATTTTGGATTTGGGATGACTGGCCGTGACTTTGCTCAGCTAGGACTCACCGCGCCTTTTTTTGCAGATACCGGAGTAAATCTTAACACAAGCAGTCAAGTTGGCCTGCAAGCACCGTCAGATTTTGCGGCGAATGTTGGCAATCTTGGTAGCTACGGGGCGAACTATAGTGGAGCTGCGGATTACGGATTCAACGGAAATGCTTTGCAGGGTATGGCGAGTCTAGGTAAAGCTAATGAACCAGGATTGCAGTCGATAGGTTACCAGGGACTGCAAGCAAATCCGATGGGCGCAGCGTCAGGTTATAACATGGCCCCTGCTGCGCAGTCAGTAGGCCTGCAAGGAACGCAGCCGGAAAAAAGTTTTTTTGACAGCAGCTATGGAAAAGCATTGCAAGCCCTTGCGGGATTCGTTCCAGTGCTTGGCGGGATTTTTAACAGTGCAGTGAATTTTAGTAGAACT